TAGTGCCTGAATGGGGTGATGAATCTGGCGACTTTAAGTTATATTGCAGACCTATAACCTGTAATGACCTTAACAGACTACAGAAGAAGCACCCTAACTTTCTGACTAATACAACCATCGCTGCTATGGTCGATCTGATTGTAATGAAAGCAGAAGATGCTAGTGGCGAGAGGTTGTTTACTGCGGCTGACGATAAGATTGAACTGATGGGCGAGCAGACTGATGTTATATCAGAGATTGCTAACCAGATGTTTTCTGATATTGAATCAGAGGAAGATTTAGCAAAAAACTAAAAACCGATCACTTTCGCATGAACCTTATTGCGCTTGCTGATCGGCTACACATGACAATAGAAGATATCGAGCAGATAAGTCTCACTGAGTTTAATGAGTGGATGGCATACTTCTCGATACTAAAGGATTCCGATGGCTAACCAAAATGTAAACATTACAATTAAGGCTTTTGATAAAACATCAAGAGCGTTTGGAACTGCTACAAGAGGAATCAAAGCTATAGCAGGTGCGGCACTTAATTTAAAGACTGCGCTTATAGGTACTGCTGGTGTAGCTGGTATGGGCTTGCTTGTTAAGAGTTCGTTAGATGCTACAGACACACTTGGTAAGACTGCTAGAAAGATTGGCGTTACAACTGAAGCGTTAGCCTCTATGCGGTATGCCGCAGAGTTGACAGGTGTTGCAACAGCCACAATGGATATGGCTTTACAGCGTTTCACTAGACGAGCCGCAGAAGCCGCTATGGGTACTGGTGAAGCTAAAGGTGCTTTAAAAGAATTACGCCTTGATGCCGCACAGCTAATCAAAATGCCACTAGATAAGCAGATGCAAGAACTAGCTGGCGCGTTTGCAGAGGTTGAGACAGATGCAGACAAAGTTAGATTAGCTATGAAGCTGTTTGACTCTGAGGGTGTTGCGCTAGTAAACACATTGGGGTTAGGGAAACAGGCTCTAATCGAAATGGCGGCTGAAGCTAATAGGCTAGGCATTGCGTTATCTGCTGATGCAGTACAAGGCGTAGAAGATGCTAACGATGCTTTCACCCGATTAGGTCAGCTTTTCAAAGGCGTTAGAGACCAGACTGTCGCTGCCTTATCACCTGCATTAGAAACTCTTGCAACAACCCTAAAAGAAAAAGTTCTAACAGCTATTGAATCTACTGAGGGTGGCGTAGAGCAGTTTGCTAAGAATTTAGCTGTCAAAATAATACAGGCTGTTGGTGCTGCGCTCACAGCTTTGCAGTCGCTAGTTAATGGCGTAATAGGTACGCTAAATGAAATTAAAGGCGCGTCAGATAGATTCACTGGCTTTTTTAAACCTGATGAAGAAAAAAGTATAGGTCAGCTTAGAGCAGCATTACGCGCACTAAATGCAGAACAGGAAAAAAATAACGAATTAGCTAAAACAGGCGGCATGAATCCTGAAGCCGCACAGCGACAAATTGCACTAATAGAAGAGCAAAAATCTAAACTGCTAGACCTAGCATTAGCAAAACAAGATGTAGGTGATATTGATCTTATACCAGAAGTTAATTTTGCAGATAAGATTAACGATACTTTTGCACAGATAATTACAGGTATTAACGGTGTAGGAGAGGCTAAAACAAATCAAGGCGAAGCACCACCTACAGTACCACCTTTAGAAGATACTAGAAGTGCATTACAAAAGAATTTTGATGCTCTAAAACAACAAGGCAAAAATGAAATTAAATTTGCTGAGATGACATCAGATGAAAAGGTTAAACACGTTTCAGGTGGCTTGCAGAAACAATTTGCTTTAGCAGGTAGAAACTCCAAGAAAATGTTTGCGCTCTCAAAGGCGGCAGGTATTGCTGATGCTTTAGTTAGTACATATCAAGGTGCTGCTAAATCAATGGGCGCATACCCATTCCCTATTAACGTAGCAATGGCGGCAGCATCAGTTGCAGCAGGTATGGCTCAAGTTAGCGCAATTAAAGCACAGTCTTTTGATGGTGGTGGCTTTACTGGATCAGGATCAAGAACTGGCGGTGTAGATGGTAAAGGTGGATTTCCTGCTATACTTCATCCTAACGAAACTGTTATTGACCATACCAAAGGTAGAGTTTCATCTGGTACATCTGATGCAGTTATCGTAAACCAGACCATAAACGTAACCACAGGCGTCCAGTCTACAGTTAGAGCAGAGATTGCCAACCTTATGCCGCAAATATCTGAAGCGGCTGAGAATGCGGTTTTAGGTGCTAGACTGCGCGGTGGTTCTTACAGCAAACAATTGGTAGGTAGATAAATGTCTGTTAGTTATCCAGTAGATTTTCCAGAAGATGGTAGTAATTCTTTTATTAAAAAAATGAATATGAGAATTGTTAATTCAACTGCCGTACAAGAATCACCATATACATATAACCAGAAAGTTAATCACTTTGGCGGTGCTAGATGGGAAGCTGAAGTTACTCTACGACCATTAACCCATACAGAAGCGCAACAGTTCAAAGGTTTTTTCGCATCTTTAAAAGGTAGGCTTGGAACATTTATGTTAGGTAATCCGCTAGATGTGGCTGGTAGCAATGATGTAGTTTCTGCTACTGCCACTGCATCTACTGGAGATGAAACGATTGATATTTCAGTTTCAGGGTTTACTTATGAGGCTGGGCAAACATTCCAGTTCGGAAATCATTTATATATGGCATTCATTAGCCGACAGGCAGGAAGTCATACAGATGTTGCTATTACACCGCCTTTAAGACAAAACCTTGCTATAGGTACAACAGCAGTTGTAGATGAACCAAAAGGTAAATGGCGTTTAGCAAGTAATGCCTTTGAGTTTGATATAGATAAAGCAGGAATGTACAGCTTCACGTTTTCCTGCGTAGAGGCTTTATAATGCCAATAGATGATTTCCCCAGACACTTAGATTCGTCTGCTGTTTTAAATCTAGTTAACGATGAAGACCTGCATTTATTTGTTGCCTGTAAAGTTACTATGCCAGATGAAAATGGTGATGATGAAATCCATCGCTTATGGACTGGTTATGGGGACTTGACGATAGATCTAGACCCAGGACTCGCAGGCTATGCACACGCAGAACACAATCAAGTTTACAGTGGCGTAGGCGATTTGCTTGCAGTTTCTGAGATTTCCGAGAACTCAGATTTAGCCGCAAGAGGAATCACGTTGACTTTAGTTTCTACAGCAGACAATGAGTTTCTAACTACTTTTCGAGATAGACAATATCAAAGTAAGCCTGTAGAAGTTTTTATAGGAATGCTAGATCCAGATACAGGCAGTACGCGCGGTCTAATGAATATGTTTTCAGGGTTTGCCGACCAGATGATATTTAGTCAGCAGCCAAATCAAATTTTATTAACACTTACCGCAGAAAGCAGATTGATAAGGCTGTCAAAAAGTTCAAACAGATACCTAACTAAAGAAGATCAGGCAATGGAATTTCCAGACGATAGAGGTTTAGATTTTGTATACGATCTTAAAGAAAAAAAGGTTTTGTGGGGGAGAACTTGATTGAGTATGCGCTTGAAAAAATACAAGACTTAAAGCCAGAGTTAGGAAGCCTTTTTAAAGAGCATTACCTAGTAAACTGCCCTATGCCAGATAAGCTAGAGATGAAACCAGACTGGCAGAGATGGTATCAGCTAGCAGAACTAGATATTCTTAAAGTATTCACCGCTAGAAAAAACAACAAACTTGTTGGTTATGTTTTCATATTTGTTTCGCAAAGTTTACACTATATGGATCATTACTACGCTTATGTTGACGGTATTTATGTGCGTAAGCAAAACAGAGCAAGCGGAACTGGTTATTATTTGTTAAAGTATGCAGAGGATTATGTTAAAAACATGGGTGCATCTGTAATTGGTATTAATACAAGAGTTGACGCACCTTTTGACAGGCTATTAGAGAGATTAGGATATAGCTTACAAGAACGATCATACGCGAAATGGATAGGTAAATAGATGGCATTTTTAGCACCAGTAGCAGGGTTTTTAGTAGAAGCGGCTTTTGCGGTCGGCATGCCAATAAGCATTGGTACGGCTTTAGTTGGATCAGCCGCAATTCTTGGCTTTGGTGCAAAGGCAGTGTATGACTACGTTATTGACGGAATGATGGACGATCTTAATGTCGATACAATGTCGAACAGAACCGTAACCACGAAAGACCCTATAACGCCAAGAAGAATGGTATACGGTACTACACGTACTGGTGGTCAGATAGTTTATCAAGCAAACAGTGGCTCTGATAATAAATATCTGCACAATTTTGTAGTTTTCTCCGTAGGTCAGATAAGCAGAATACACGAAATATATTTCAACAATGAACTTGCAATGCGCCTTGATACTAGCAATAACGTCAGGTACTACGGCAGATACAGCACAAACTCTGATGGAAGCCCATCTGCATTTGGTCGTGATGTATTTATTACGATGAAAGCGGGTACAGATACACAAGGTGCGATTACAGGTTTAGCCAACCCACCGCCAGATTGGACTAGCGAACATAAACTAAGCGGCTTAGCGTATGCGTATGTGCAACTTACCTTTAACGAAACCACTCACGCTAACGGATTCCCAAACATAACTGCTGTAGTTAGAGGTAAAAAGCATTACAACCCTAAGTATGATAATACCGTTGATGGCGGTAGTGGCGATCAAAGGATAAATGACAAGGACACATGGGAGTATTCAAACAACCCCGCTGTATGCCTACTTAATTATATGCTTGACGATAACATAGGATTAGGCGAAAGCATTGATAGCTTTCACATGCCAACGCTACTAGACTCTATTGACACTTGCGATACAACATTTGACGACACAGAAGTCATAACAACAAATGAAATTTTTACAGTTGGCGATCGATACAAGATTGTAACGACAGGAACTGGCGTTGACTGGGCTTCTATGGGCGTATCAGGAACGCCACAAGTCGGGCAAATATTTACAGCGTTAGATGATGGTGCATCAGTATTTGGTAATGAACTATATGTAGGTTCAGCTAGAAGGGTATATAACACCTATGCTTGTGATGGAATTATAGACTCTAAAAATAGCCATAAGTCGAACATACAAAACATACTTAGTTCAATGAATGGTCAGATTGTATACAGTAACGGTAAGTTTAGAATTTTAGCTTACGATACAAAAGACCCTGAATCTTTGATTTTAACAGAAAAAGATATATTAGGAAATTTTGACGTAATCACAAAGCAGAGCAGAAGAAATATGTATAACCGCGTCAGAGGTAAGTACATGAGTTCTGAAAATAATTACACCATGACAGAGTATCCAGTGCAGAAGTTTGTTGATAGCACTACTAACGAAGCTACTTTTGAGATTGATGACGGTGAGATTCTTTATCACGAGCAAACCTTGCCAATGACAACTCGCCATGCTAACGCGCAAAGACTGGCAAGACTGACGTTGTTAAGATCAAGAATGCAAAACACAATCAAATTTACTGGCACTGCAAGATGTCTTTCATATACTGTAGGTGATAGAATTTATGTTTCCAATGAAACTTTAGGTTACAGCGCAGACGATCCTAAGATATATCAAGTTAGCAATTTGAGTGCGCGTATAGATACCAAAAATGGACTGGTAGTTGATATAGAAGCTAAAGAAGATGCACCATCTATATATGATTGGGAGATGAGCGATGCAGAGGATTTTACAACAGGAAGTGTTGTAGACCTATACGATGGCTTGCTGCCCGCCCCAACTTTTATAAATGCCTTGCCGTTTCAAGGAATGTATGTTGGTTGGTTGCACCCAGAATATAGAGAATCAGTAGAATTTGAACTAACTGTTACCGCGGCTGACCCAAATTTCATAGACACTAGCACTTACAGAACTAAGACTAATACCATTCTAGTGCCAGTTCCAAATGATATAAGAAAGTATAAAAAATACATATATTCAGTTAGAGCAGTTGACACTGCTACAGGCGCAACAAGTGATAGCATTTCAATAACAAAAGTGGCAGTCGCGCACGAAGATCACACTCTTGTAATTCAAGGAACAGATGAATTTCCTACAAATGCGTACATAGAAGAATATATGACCAGCACTGGTGTTACGTTTTTCCCTTTGCAGGAAATAACATATTTGCAAGTTGATGAAAATGGATTCATTGTAAACTCAGTGCCTTATAAATACGTTGACGCAGAACTTAAAGTTATACAGAGCCACAATGCCGAAAATAAAGCCTATACCTCTTTAGTAGATTACGATATTTTAGAAGGTCTAGGTAATTTTGATACACAGTATAAAAGAGACCAAATTGGCTTAGCCGAACAGTCTGATTACGTTGATTTTGTTGAAGTTGATGTTAACGGTGTAACAGAACATAGGGTGCGTTTTAGGAATGCAGGTAAAGGCAGGCGGCTTCATATCGATACTCAAGGTCATACTGTTAGACCCAATGTTGATTATAAGCTAACGTACAACGAATATGGTACAGAGGGGCTAGAATATACTCTTGTTGTATTCAAGCGACAAGCTGACGGTACTTATGAAAATGGACACGTTGACACACGCGATACAAATGAATCAGGAAACCCGCAAGTAATAAATTTAGAGGCAGTAGATGTTACCACTCAATATACAGTAAGTATCAGAGGCAACAATGATGAAGATTTAACTCAACAGTTTTCAGGTTTTAGGCTCACACAAGGTAGTTCCTCTTTGCAAGATACAGCAGCAGTATACCAGACTGAAGCCCCTAATTTGGTTAACCATAATTTAACTTTTGAAATACTTGATGTAAACATACCATACGATTCAGTTGTTACTGGTTCTAACTCCGCTTTTGGTGGAACAATACATAGTCACACTTACTACAATAGTGATGGTGAAAATTTAGGTTCTTTAACTATCTTGCTCAACGTTGACCCGCGCGCAGGTGAAGGCTGTAGAGCTTCTGCAATATTAAGAAAGAATTACGATGAAGATATTGCCGAAACGCAAGTGCCTGACTTTTACTCAGCAGATGTTAGGTTTGATCTGACTTATGACGAAAAAGTGTACATAGATGATGAAGAAGAGACTGTTCAGGGTTTTTCGAGTGCAACCGTAAATCTTGTTTGTGAAATAATAGAGGGGTAATCAGTTGAGTTATATTAGGGCAGATAAAACAATCTCAGGAAACTGGATAATTGATGGAACGCTTGAAGCCAAGCACATCAAGGCTAATACCATTACAGCAAATAAGTTTAGTGGTGCGGTTCAGGAGCAATACTGGTCATATACCGATGATGTAGATTTATCATTTTCTTTTAGCACTTATGCAACAGTTCACGAATGGACTTTTCCTAAATGTGAATTAGATATATTTAAAGGTCGGCATGTAAGCTATAGCACAGAAGGCTACATGAACACTGGCACTAGCACAGAGTACACTGGTAAAGTTTATTTTAAGCTAGAAGCAGAAGTTCCTGCAACACAGTCATCAACTATAATCGGTCAGGCTACGCACGTTTCAGCTATTACAGGGTGGCAAATAGTATCACTAGATGGCTTTATTCCTTTGAACAGGATAGGCAGTGGCGGCAGTATAGGGACTGTAGGGGGTAGCTATAGAACTTATAAAAACCTTAAATATGATCCTAAAGCATTGCAGGGCGCAGACTTAGTAACTAATGGTAACTTTGATTCTGGCACTGCTAATTGGACTTTAGGTGAAGGTACGCATTCATCTGGTTATGGTGCTTACTCACTAGCGACAGGTGCATCTAACACAGGATTTTCGTATCAGGCTATAACAACTGAAGTCGGCAAGTTATATCAGATTACTGGCAACATTGTTGATGGCGTAGCTAGCGGAGAGATTAGAATCACATCGTCTCCCGACCTTGATTTCAGTAGTCAAATAGCAACAAGCACAGTATATTCTGGATCGGCTTCTGTAGACTTTGAGTTTGTTGCAACAAGCACTACTACTTATGTTGTTTTGAAAGCATCAGGAACAGCCGCTTCGCAGACTGTAGGTTTTGATAACTTAGTTGTTAAGCAGTATATTGATAAAACATTTTTACAGATTAGCACGACAGGCGGTCAGATTGTACCTACTGGCACTCCAACAAATATATATTATCACCCCTACAGTGGTGCATCAGTTGGCAGTTGGCAGGTTGTAGATACGCACATCAGAAGTGATAGAACAGTGCCTTACACTAATTACTTTAGATACAATGCAGACGTATATGTTGGTTGGTTTAATGACTCTATAAAGTTGCGACTCAGGTGCTTAAACAACGCGGCTTATGGTAAGACCTTGACGCTAAACAATTTAAAAATATTCATGGACAGCAGGATAGTAGAATGATTGTAATCGGTTATCAAAAAGTAGTAGAAGAAGAAATTGTAGATGTAGTGTTTGAAGAGCATGAAGATAGAGAAGATGCTATCGAGGCTGAAAGCAGATTAATCGCTAGTGAATCAGAGTTGGAAAATCTGGTACAATATTTCTGGGCTATTAAACACGAAACAGGCTATAAGATTATGGCTGTTAAAGACAAGACTATTGAGGGCTAAACAATGTCAGCAGGAAACTACGATATAACAATAGATCAGGGTTCAGACTTCGCCTTGTCTGTTACAGTTAGCGATGACGGAGTTGAAAGAAACTTGTCAGATTGGGATGCTAGAGCAAAACTCAAAGCGACATTATCATCAACAGACGCAACCACAATGACAGTGAACGAAGCAAACGCGGCAGACGGCATTCTTGTCATGGCACTATCGCACACACAGACAGCCGCTTTAGCTATTGGCTCATACGTTTATGACCTTGAAATATACAAAGCAGACGGCACAAAAGCTACAAGACTGCTACAGGGTAGAGCAACTGTTAGGGGTGAGGTAACTAACTGATGGCAACTACCATTACTGTTACTGAGGATGTAACCGAGGTTACCGTCACAGAGACTACAACGCAGTTAAACATAACTCCACAGGTAACAACTGTAGGCGTTTCTGCTGTCGATATTACAGCCGCCAACATAGCACAATCAGTAAGTCTTACTCCTACTGGCAATATTTCTGCTACTAACGTACAAGCAGGTTTTAATGAGTTAGCGAGTGAAGTTGCGTTTCTATCTGGTGCTGATTTTACAGGTGATGTAACCATATCCAGTGGCGAACTTACTGTAAATGGTAAGGTAGAGGCAGAGTTATTTCAGGGCGATATAGACGGTGCTATTCACTTCAAAGGTGCAGTGGCTAGCGGAGCAACGCTAACAAAAGGCGATGTGGTTTATATCTCTGGACACTCAGGGCAAAAAACAGAAGTTGATAAAGCAGATGCAAGCGACAGTAATAAGATGCCAGCGTTCGGTATTGTTGCGGCTGATCCAGTTGGAAGCAATGTAGACGTAGTAACTTTTGGCACTCTTAAAACTATCAACGCTAGTGCTTATTCTGAGGGTGATGAACTATATGTTTCTACTACAGCAGGACAGCTAACTAGCACAGCACCATCTGGCGAAGGCAATCTTGTACAAAAAATAGCCAAAGTAGTAAGAGCAGGTGCTAGCGGTAACATTAAAATTATGGGCGCAGGTCGCACTAATGCTACACCTAATCTAAATGACGGCAATATATTTATTGGTGATAGTAACAACTTATCAACAACTGCTAGCTTTGCCACACAGGTAGCATTAGCAGAAACAAGCCATGATGACGTTTTAGTCGATGGCGATTTTACATCATCTGGATATATGAAAACTGATGGCAATGGTAACTATTCTGTTGAGGCTGGATCAATCGCAGAGGTAAACGATCTAACAACAGCAGTAACATGGGCTAATGTGCCAGATGCTAACATTACACAGACTAGCGTTACACAGCACCAAGCGGCTATTAATTCAGGTATAAGCATAACTGAATCTCAAATATCTAATTTGCAATCCTATCTAACAACAGAAACCGATCCAGTTTTTTCTGCACACGCGGCAAGCGGTGTAACTTCTACTAAAATTAATAACTGGGATACTGCTTATGGTTGGGGCGATCACAGTACGGAAGGATATTTAACAAGCATTGCTAATGGTTCTATAGATACTGACCAACTTGCTGATGATGCTGTTACAAACGCAAAGATAGCAGATAATGCAGTGCTTGGCGCGCAAATTAGTAGTGCGGCTACCGTAGACTTAGCAAGCAATCAGGTTACACCTTTTACTTCAACAAACACAAACACTTTTGGCGCGGCACTTGCTTATCAAATTAAAAGAACAAGAGTTGGCGGTACTATTGAAGACCACGGTGGTATAGGCACAACTGGTCTTGGTTACGCTGATTCAAGGTACACATATTTATCATCAGGTGAAATTGCAGTAGGTGTATTTAGTATATTTGGTGGGACAGGTACAAATAATTCGTATTTTCAACCTCTAACGACTTCTGGTGCAAACCATAATGGTAAAATGCGGTTAGGTACTTCTAGTGCTAAGTGGTCACAATTATACGCATCTACATCAACAATAAATACATCAGACAGAAACTTTAAACAACAAATAGAAACTTTGTCTGATGCAGAAACCAGAGTAGCTGTAGCCGCAAAAGGTTTGCTTCGTAAGTATAGATTCAATGAATCTGTTGAAGAAAAAGGTGATAATGCTAGAATACATTTTGGTATTGTAGCGCAGGACTTACAAGACGCATTTACTGCTGAAGGTTTAGACGCTCATAATTACTCTATGTTTTGTTCTGACACTTGGTGGGAGCATGAAGGTGAAACATACAATTATGCAGAAGCCGCACCAGAAGGTTCAACTGAAATAACTCAATTAGGTGTTCGTTACTCAGAACTCTTAGCATTTATAATAGCCGCAATATAAGGATATACAAATGACCAACGAAGCAAAACAAGCACTAGACTTAGCCGCGGCATCAACAGGAATAATGTCAGTAGCCGCATGGCTACCTCCCGTAGCCAGTCTGTTTACTATTATTTGGTTAGGTTTACGTATCTATGAATCAGATACAGTACAGAAGATTGTACATAAAAAGTAATGAGAAGACTATTTTGTTTGTTAATGTTGTTTAGCGTAGTTACACTAGCTGACAACGCTCAGGAAGGTTCTCTGAATACATTTCATGGGGACAACAGCATAACGAATAGTAACAACAGCACACAGGATACATCAACAAGTAACACGTATAATGGTGCAGGAAGTAGTTCGGAAATACCAGTAGGTTCAGCTATAACACCTAGCTATATGTCCAATGGTATTGAAACATGTTTAAAAGGTATAGGGTCATCAGTACAGACCGTGGTAGTAGGTTGGTCAGAAGGTAAGTACAAAATTGATGAGAACTGCAATAGACGTAGGGACGCTAAGGTACTTAGTGACTTAGGCATGAAGGTAGCCGCAGTAGCCCGTATGTGTGAAGCAGTAGATGTATGGAAGAGTATGTTTATGTCAGGTACTCCATGTCCCATACTAAGTAACGGCAAGCTAGTAGTAGGTAAACGTGCTATGTTAGTTATGAAGAGACAACCAGACGTATACATACCAGACTACAACGAAGATACACAAGATTGGTACAACACTATACTAAACATTGGAGGAGAGGACACAGATGAAGAAGATGATATTATCTCTGTTAGTGCTAAGTTCCGTAGCACAAAGCAGTGAGTTAGACAACTTAATCAATACCTCCAATGCTATCGTTGACCAGATAGACCGAGGGATTATGCTAGTCGGTGCGGCACAAGAGTTTGCTTACACAGGCTCAGGTTTGTCCGATGGTACATTGTCAAGCACAGCACACATTAGTTCTGAGCAACTACAGGCTTACAACGATGCTTTAGCTAGTATGTCAAACTATCAAGCCTACGGTGACTTACAGACTGTACTTGAGGAAAAAGCATACACAGAGTTAGACATGATGGATGAAGCTATCGGTGTATTCACGGAAGTAGTGGTTGACATGATTGCTGTACAGGAAGTAGCTGAGGTAGCTGAATCAGCCGCTAGTCCACAAGAGGAAGCGGAAGTACAAACCTTTGTAGCTGAAAATCAAGAAGTATTGACAATCACTCAGGAAGAAGTAGAAACGTACAACCAAAGCATTGATGACATTGAGACACACGCTAATACAGCGTCAGCGTTCCTAGCTGTAGCTTCCAACAAAGAAGCTGTAGAGTTTTTAGAGCAAGGCATAGAGAATGCTAACACTACAGCAGAGCAGACAAACATCTTCTATGATTCTAATGCTCAATGGGTGGCTATGGGTTACAACACTACTAGAAATCTTACAGCAGTATATCTTAACGGTCAGAACTTTGATTTAGACTTGTACGTATCGGAAGCTGATGTACTGCTAGTAGGTGCTGAATCAGAGTACTACTTGACTGGTCCAACAGCCCAGAGTTATGATTGCTTTATGAACAGTGACTGTACGGAACTATGAGTTTAGAGCAAACCGAATTAACCATTGGCGGTACATCATTTAAAGGTGTATGGATAGCCATAGTTCTAGGTATTGGCAGTACAATAGGTGGTGGCGTATGGACAGCCTCTAGCTTGTACTCAAGACTGGAAGCAGTAGAAGCTACACAGATACCTGATGTAAGCCCCATACAGCAGAATCTAGCCACTTTAGGCACAAGGCTAGAGACACTACTAAGTCAGCAAGAAAAGCTGTTAGAATTGAATACAGACGTTTCTAAGCTAGCTAATGAGATAGAGGGTATAAAAGGTACAGTAGCAAAGGCTGAAGTTATTACAAAAGATATTGGTGACGTAGGTAAGAAGTTAAAGACATTGACCAAAGAGGTAGAGGATTTGTGGCAGGGTATGGACTACCTCTCAAATCCCCTTAAGTGAGGCATTTATGTTAGAGCAACTAATCGGACCTGTTACAGGGTTACTTGACAAATTTATAGAGGATAAAGACAAGAAGAATGCTATCGCCTTTGAACTTTCGACAATGGCTGAGAAACACGCGCAGGAACTTGCGAAAGCGCAACTTGAAGTTAATAAGACAGAAGCGTCACATAAGAGCCTCTTTGTGTCGGGTTGGAGACCTGCTGTTGGTTGGACTTGTTGCATTGGACTTGCGAGTCAGTACATTCTTATCCCGATGGCAAATTTTACGCTTGCTCTTGCCAATTCTACCATTGAAATCCCTGTTTTAGATATGGCTACTATGATGCCAGTACTGATGGGTATGCTTGGTTTAGGTGCTATGAGAACTGTTGAAAAGACTAAGAAAGTACAGAGGGATAAATAATGTCATACGTTCGTGGAAATCCTTATGCAACTCGTGGACAGTCACAAGCAGACGCTCGTAGATTAGCGTGGGAAAAACAACAAAAAGAAAACCGTAAGAAAGAAGAAGAAGCAAAACGCCTAGAACGTGCGGCACAAATACCTGCTGAATCTACTGGACCTTTGTATACTTCTGAAAGCGGAATGCTTACGTCTCGTTCTACAGAGAAAGTTAAAAAAAGACCTACATATAAAGAACTGTTTGGAGGCATAAGTCCCGAAGAAACAGCAAAACGTGACAAAACTTTTAATTCTTTTGAGTCTTACTAT